AAATTTGCGATGTTTCGGGAAACGGAGCATTTCAAAGTTCTGATGTTCCTATACCAAAAATAATAGAACCTTCTCGTATGTTATCGGAATTTTCTTATTGGAAACCACAAAAAGAATTTAGAATTCCACAAAGATATCAAGATCGGGTGGGTAAAGCAATGAAGAATAAAGACTTTACTTTGGTTTGGGAACTAGTAGACAAAGCATTTAAGAATAGTTTACCGAAAGGCTCTAGTTCTAGCGTACAAGAAGTTGCTGGAACATATTATGTAATTGTTAAAGAACCATATAAAAATGATTGATGATGAAATTTATTGATAGACATAAAGTTTTAATTTTAAATAAAAGTTGGATACCTATTAATACAACTACTGCCAAACATTCTTTTTCTTTGATGTATTCAGATAATGCAAAGGGAATGATGATAGAAGAAGATAAAATAATTCCATTAGAATGGCATGAATGGGTTTCTTTAAAAGTTCATGAAACAGATAGAAAAGTTAAAACGGTAAGGGGGTTTGTAAAAATTCCTACTGTTATAGTTTTAAATCATTATGATAATATACCAAGACAAACCGTAAAATTCACCCAAAAAAATCTTTGGGAAAGAGATAATTTTACTTGTCAATATACTGGTAAAAAAATAACCAAACTCACAGGTAATATAGACCATGTTATTCCTAAATCACAAGGAGGAAAAACATCATGGGAAAATTGTGTATTGGCGCATAAAGAAATAAACGCCAGAAAAGCAGATAAGACACCAGAACAAGCAGGTTTGAAATTAATAAAAAAACCATCTGCGCCTAGATTCATGCCAGTTTCCTTCTATATTAGAAACAAAGACGAAATAGAAGATTGGAATTTATTTTTAAATGTAATTTAATTTATGGAAAACATTATCGAAGAAATTACAACATTGACAGACGAGTGGTATCATTTGATAGGCAAGGATCACCATAAAGATCGAGATTGCCATTGGTATATCGAAACGAAATGGAGCTACGGCTATCCTCCAGTTTATACTGTTCAACATTATGGTTATATTATTGATAAAATTGAAGAAGAATGCGATTCTTATGAAAAAGCACTGATTGTTTTGAGAGACATTTTAAAAGAAAGAATAGAAGAAGAGAAAAAATCTAAAAAAGAAAACGAAGAAGATGGATGGTAATATGAAAACACTAAACAAAAACAAACCTTTATTATTTTTAGGAGATCACCATGGATCTTGGGGATTATTATTTGAAATTATAAAAGATAAGAATATTGAAAATTGCACCATAATTTCTGTTGGAGATCTTGGTATAGGATTTAAATATAAAAAAGAATCAGAGTATTCTCAATCAGAGAAACTTAGCAAAATGTTCAAAGAAAGAAATATTAACTTCTTTGGAATTAGAGGTAATCACGATGACCCTTATTTTTTTAAAGGAAAAAATAGAATTGTTTTTGAAAATTTTGAACTAATTGAAGATTATACTGTTGCAGAATATGAGGGTAAAACAATTCAATTTATTGGAGGTGCTGTTTCTATTGATAGAACTTCTCGTAAAGAAGGTGTTTCATATTGGGAAGACGAAGCTGTTAAATTAGATAGAGATAAATGCAAAGAAGTTGATATTCTTGTAACCCATACTGCTCCGTCTTGGTGTTTTCCACAACAGTTTAATGAAATGGTTTATGGTTGGGCATTGGAGGACGCATATCTTATAGGAGATCTTAGTAATGAAAGAGTAATAATGGATGAAATTTTTAAACTATGCAAACCAAAACTTCATCTTTATGGTCACTTTCATAGTTCTTGGACCGAAGAGATTAATGGATGCAAACACAAATTGTTAGATATTAATGAAATTTGGGGGAATACATATGTTTAATCTAAAAAGAATAAGTAGTATTATGACAGATGCATTATCGGCAACGGAATGTTTTTTTTATAATTCTTCCGTTTATAGAGAATTTTTGGAAGAAAGAGAAGAAGTATTAAAACATAAGTGGTTGGAAAGTGAAAAAAAAGGATATGATATTGGTTACAGTGCTGCTCTAATCGATTGGATTATAAAATATAGAAGACAGTGGAGAAACCATAGAAAAAATAAATTGTGTAAATATACATATGGTTAAAATATACGGAAAATCTCAAATATTCGCTAAGGCATTTTTTGTTCCTGTTCCTATTACGAGTATACCGCAATTACCAACTACCATTATTTGGACAGGATTAGGTTCTAGTGATATTTGGAGTATTTCTTCCAACTGGAACACAAGACCACCACAAGCTTATGAAAGCTTCCAATTTGCAGGAACTACAAGATTAACACCATTTAATAATCTAACAATAGATACACCTTTTAATGGAATAACCTTTAATTCTGGATCGGGAGCATTTACATTAAACGGAAATAGATTTGTTTTAAATTCTGGTAGTATATCAAATAGTTCTATCAACATACAAACCATTAATAACGATATCGTTTTAGGTTCAAATGCAGGAACAATAAATTGTGCTACTTCTTCTATTTTTCTTAATGGTAATATAAGTGGTTCTGGTAATTTAACAAAACTCGGAGCATCTACTTTATCATTAAGTGGTAATAATACATATACTGGAAATACATATATAAGTGCGGGTATAATCGATATTTTAAACAGTAATCCATTTGGAACTGGTAGTGTTTACCTTTCAGGTCAATCTGGTGCATTAATCAGAATACCAACAACGGCAGCATCAACAAATACAATTATTAATAATCCAATTAATTTAAATGGCCAAAAAGTGGAAGGTGGTGTTTCTATTAGAGTAGATAAATCTGCAACATTTAATGGTTTATTAACACTTGGACCCGAAAATTTAACCAATAACATTTACATAGATAATAATGCTACTTTAACATTCAATGGTGGCATTTCTGCATTTCCTACGATGGGAAGATTATTTAGAATACTAGGTAATTCAGGATCAGCTAAAACAGGAACGCTGGTTTTAAGTTCTGACCCTATTATTTTTGATAATACAGCAAGCTCTGGTATATATGCTGATCGAGCTTCGGTTAATGTGGTCGTAGCAGTATCAGGTAATAAATTTACTGCCATAAGATTAGGAACTACTTTAAGAACAGATGTTCCATTAGCTATTAACAACGATATCCTAACATTAGGATTTCCTCGTCTTGGCAGCTTGCTGCTGCCTGGTATAGTTGACTTGAACGGAAACGATCAAATCGTTAATCGTTTAAATATTACAACGGGAACACCGTTTAATGATGTATTAAAAAATAATATTTTTAATAATTCTTCAACATTTGCTAATTTATCATTAAATAATACCGGTGGTAATTCAACATACACTGGAAGTATTTCTGGTAATATCAACCTTAATAAAATAGGATCCCAAACATTAACTCTTTCTGGTAGTACAGCTTTAGGTATTGGACCAAGATACACAGGATTCACTGCAATATCTGCTGGAACTCTCATAAATTATGCATTGTCTTCCAATCCTTCCAATAAAGTAAATTTTGCTCAATTTTCTAGAACCGCTTTGACAGTTAATTTTACAACTCCTCCAATTGTGGGTGATTCTTTTATTTTATTACCAGCAAGAACTGTTAATTTATATCCATCAGTAACATTACAAAATGGTGGTAGTAGAACAGCATCTTATAATTCTTCAACCTCAACTTTATCAATAATTACATAATATGATTATACAAAAAAATACAAACAACTGGTCATTTAGTACAGAAGAACAAAACGGTCTTTGGCATTTAATATTCGACAATGATAAAAACGTGATAACACTATTTGAATCTATTGGTATTACATCAACTCAAGAAAATCTCTTTGTTGGAACAAAAGAAGAATGCGAACAATACATAATAGACGAAGGACTATATTACGCAATAATAGATGAAAACGAATAATAAAAAAATACTAGCATTTTTAATTTTAGTAATTTTCAGCGTAGCATATTTTTTATTGACTTTATAGATATATAATCTATCATTAGATTGATGAAAGTTAGTCTTCCTATAGAAGAGGGTTATTTTAATATTACTCCAAATGAATTTTGTGGATTATATTGTTGGCTGATAACTCCTGAAAGAGATGCAAAATGGAATAAAAACAATCTTTTTTATAGATCTTTAATTGTTGATAGAGAAGGAAACGTGTTGTCTTCTGGTTGGCCTAAATTCTTTAACTATGAAGAAAAACCAGATTGTTATCCTGATCCTAAAAATTTTAATGATTTGAAATATGAGGAAAAAAAGGATGGTTCCCTTTTAATTGCTGATTATGTAAACGGTCAATTCTCTATGAGAACCAGAGGAACTGTTTCTTATAGAACTCAAGAAAATGCAAAAGATTTTGAATTACTTCCGCAAAGATACCCTAAAGTTGTTGAGTTTTTAAAAGAAAATCAACACCTCACTTTATTGTTTGAAATAGTAACCCCAAGTAATGTTATTGTAATAAGACCACAACAGTTAGAGTTTTATTTTATTGGAGCAATAAACAAAAATGGAATGGTAGTAGTTTCATCTGCCGATTTAACCGACATCTGGAGAAAGATCGGGCCGATTCCAATGCCACAATTTTACAATTTTCTAGATACTAATGATATTTCTAAAATTGCAGAAAATATCAAAAATTGGAAAGGTAAAGAGGGAATTGTAATTTCTTACAATAACAATCAAAATAGAATAAAATTAAAATCGGATTGGTATCGATTCATTCATACTGTGAAATCTGAATTAAATTCAACGGATAATTTAATTGATTTTTATATAGAAAAAGAAATTCCTTCTTCGGAAGATTTTTATAAAATAATTGAAACTGATTTTGATTTTGAAATTGCAATTCAATTAAAAGATGAAATAGAAAAAATTTGCGATGCAGGAGAAAAAGCAAAAAAATATATTGACAATCTTCTCGAAATGATTCATGATATAAGAAAAGTAGAAACCAGAAAAGAACAAGCGGAAATGATAAAAAGAAATTGTGGTGAAAATTCCGGTTATGCTTTTTCAATTTTAGATAACAAAGAAATAACTAAAATACAGTGGTTTAAAATGATTAAAAAACATTATGAAAGTTAAAGAGTTGATAGAAATTTTACAAAAAGAAGATCCAGAAACATTGGTTATCGTTGATGGGTATGAAGGGGATTTTGATACTCCAAGAAACACACATCAATTTTACGTCAAAAAACAGGAAGCAGAATGGTATTATGGTGAATATGAACCCTGCCCGAAAGAAGAACCAAGCGCAATAAGAGCAATTTTACTACCAAGACAATAATATGTATTTTAATTTTACAATAAGGAACTTTTGCAAACCGAGAAAAGAGTTTAAAAAATATTTTTCATTTTATAAACAACTTTCCAAATATAAAAATGTAGAATTCGAAATATTTTATTCGGGAGATAACATTTTTCAATTTGAATTAGATTTTGCTCCAATTACAAGAGATCATGGTGGTTTGGGTATAAATTTAAATTTTTTGGGGTTTGAAGCTGGTTTTAGAATTTACGACTCCAGACATTGGGATTATAAAAATTGGTGTTGGGAAGAATAGTAATATTTAAATTATACCTTTTATTTTTAATGAATTTAAATGTTTTTTATAATTTCCCGCATTGAAACATTTATTACAATGTTTACACTCAGTAGTAAGTGTTTTGGCTTTTTCTGATATTTTTTTTCTAACATCTTTGTTTTTAGCGGGATTTAAATCGCCATTCATTTCTGGTCTTAATCTACCTTTACCAGTAGTTCCGTTTTTTAATTTTGTTTCTTTTGATTTTAACACCGCGATTTGTATCTGTTCTGGAGTTTTTTTGATATTTGCTATTTTATGTGATTCTGACATTTTTAATAATGTTTCTTTTGTATATTTTCTACCTAAACATCGTTTATGTCCTTTAGCTGCTTCTGATAATTTTCTTTTCGTTTCTTCTGTATGTTTTTTTCCGAAAAAGTGATTATTAGGCCCACTAATTGTTTTCCTAAATTCTTCACTTCTTATCACACCGCATGGACCCGTTCCCCCATCACATCTATTTCTTAAAATTCCTGTATCATTATCAATTCTACCCCACCAATTTATTAGTCTTCTTTCTAATGCGAATGCTCCTAACTCTGTTAAATTGTTTTCTAAAATTACTATATATTTTTTATTCGGCATATGTACAGAGGTATGTTTCCCTTTTCTGTCATTAGTCCATGCTCTTCTACCGCTACCTTTGCCTATATAATATGGTGTTCCAGCCTTGGCAATTTTAGAATTTTTTTCACGTATATATGCGTATACGTAAAACCTTAAAGGGTTATTATTGTTTTTCATAGTTTGTCGCATAAATATTTATCTCCACCGTGTTACTTTTTCATAGTTGTCGCAAACTTTTATTTTTAACACGGTGGAGATTTTTTTATTGACATTTCTATAAAATATATTAATATTGGTTTATATGAATCATGAATTAGAACTAAAATTATACAATAAATACCCCAAAATTTTAAAAGACTGTGGGAAAAGTCCCATGGAATCTTGTATGGCGTTTTGGATTGAAACAGAGGATGGCTGGTATAATCTTCTGGATAAATGTATGGAAAAATTGCAATACTTCTGCGATCTTTGTTCAAAGAATGGTGAAGAGGTACAAGTTGTTGCTAACCAAATTAAAGAAAAGTACAGCACCCTCCGTTTTTACGTAAGTGTCTATGGTGCAAATAGTATTGAAAATGATATTATAGATGACATTATTAATCAAGCAGAAGCAGAGTCCGCTAGAACATGTGAAGTGTCAGGAAAATATGGTGAATCTTGCAAACGAGGTGGTTGGTATAAAACTCTCTGTTACGAAGAAGCAAGAAAGCTAGGATATGTAGCTTGTAACGAATCAACCGAAGCTTACTGGAAAGAAAAAGACGCAAAAGGAGAAAAAAATGACGACCACGAAGAACTTGGAACAACTTGAAGAGTTTGCATTTTATGAAAGTGGATTGTCTGCTGATGGATGTTTAGAAAAAATAGATTATTATACAAACGAAGCCATTAAAAGATACGGTAGAATTCTTGTAGAAAAACAAAAAGAAAACTTCATAAACGGATTTCAAGGATGTTGCTATACATGCGAACCTGTTGGAATACTTAATCAAAAGCTGGAAGAACAACTTAGAGCAATTGAAGAAGATGGCACAGAAGAACATAACAATGCGGTAGAGCTTCGCATGAAACTTGCAGAATCTCTTGTTAAAAATGATGAACTTAAAAAAATAGCTAGAAAACTTTACGGTACAGTTCTTCATGTATATGAATTAGCCAAAGTAGATCCCTTGGTTGTAATCGGTCCCTCTCTATATAAAGAAGCGGCTGAAGGAGCAAAAGAATATGAAGATTTTGAATGAAATTCTTGAAAAAATTCTATTCTTTTCGGTTATTCTTTTACTGATATTATCTGCTTTTGTTTTTAGTTATTATATTCAAGAACAAAGCAAATTAGACATGCAAGAACTAGAAGAAATCGTAGAAACGGAAATACAGGAAAATCGTGGAAAAATTAAGTGATTCTTTGTATAATCATATTATGTAATTACCGATAAAGTTGATGATGTCGAATTATAAGATGCTGTTCTACCAGAAGCATTTTGTAATGTTACTGCTGGATAAGAGTTAATAGTTCTTGCTGGTAGTAAGATGAAAGAATCACCAACAATTGGAGGAGTTGTAAAGTCAACAGTTAAAGTAGTGTTAGTAAATCTTGCAAAATTTGCCTTATTGGAAGGATTAGAAGATAAAGCATAGTTTGTCAATGTACCATCAGATATAGCAGTAAACCCTGTATATCTTGGTCCAACACCTAAAGCTGTACTACCAGAAAGAGTTAATGTACCAGTTCCAGTTTTAATTAAATTAATATTACCAGAAATACTTCCAACGTATGTTGTATTGGAAGTATTATTTGCTGTTAAGTTTGCAAATGTTGAAGAATTATTAAAAATATTATTACCAGAAATATCAGCAAACGTAAGTGGAGCAGAAGCATGTTGTATATTTCTAAAAACTTGATTATTTCCGTTTAAATTTATTCTTCCGAATCTAGGAATCGTAGATCTTGCAAAACCTAAACGAACAATATCATTATTAATAGCAAATGGAACATTAGTTATTAAATTGCTTCCTGTAGAAATATCGTTAAATTTGTTACCTGAAACTGCTATGATTAAAGTTTCAAATCCTGAATCTAAATAAATTGGTCTAGCACCTGAATTATCAAAAATAATAGGAACAGAACTAAGAATAAAAGTTCCAACACCACTCATTACTGTGATATTGTTCATTGTTGGACCTCCAGACATACCGCCATTAATTGTCATGGTTGCATAGTTTCCAATACCTATTCTATTTACTCTATTATTAGGGCCAACAGTAATTAGACCATTAAATGTTGCAGATTTTGATACTCGAATATTAGCTAAATTACCTGGTCTTTCGCCATCTATAAAAATTGGATTATTAATAATTGTATTTGTTGGTGCAGAGATATCTGATATTAGCAACCCACCGTATTGACCTGAAACATAAACACTTCCAGTTCCAAATGGATTATTATTTAAAACGGAAACTACACCCGAATTTATATATGTATTTCCAGTATAAGAATTATTACCACTCAACGCTAAAGTAGGCGTTCCGATTTTTATTAGTGAACCAGAACCACTTATCTTACCATTAAGAAAAATAGAAGAAGTAGCACAATTTATTGTTCCTGCATTTGAACCTAAAACGATATCGTTATTAATGGTTTGTATGTTGATAGAACTATTTGATATACTACCAGAATTTAAAATAAATCTATTTCCGTTCAACTGAAAAGCTATTGCTCCAGCATTAAATGATATTCCATTAAAAGGAGTATCGATTGTTAGGTCATTGAACGGAGTCGATCTTGTAGTTCCTGCAAATTGTAATATATCATACGCTTGTGGGATTCTTATATTCCAGTTAGAAGTTGTGCTCCAATTGTTATTAGTACCCAAACCTGTCCAAATCAAATTTAATGGTATAGGTATAATAAGTATATCATCGAATATACTATTACCCAAAAAATTACATTTTCCTTCAATATTTATTAACATCTATATAATATTTATACTAATAACTAAAAATGCTATTGTGTTTGACTTTTTTAAAAATTATATTATTATCTAATAAACAGATGAAAAATACCAAATACAAATTCGTAGAAACAACAGGATGTACAGCATTTAATTTTTCGGTAAATGATAAATCAATTTCGGAATTATCCAATGAAGAAATTAATGAAATTCTAGATTACCTTTTTGTTAAAGTTAAAGAAGGTATTAACGATAATACAATACTTTTTACTGATGTGGTGAAATTGTTCCAACCTGATGATTGGCATTATGGTACAGAAAATTGTGAAACCTGTGGAGATTCTATAGACGATATGACATGGAATATATGATTAAAGAACTAATATATCAAGTATCTGGATTGCTGATGACTTTTTGTTATTTGATTTGTACAGTACCACAAATAATTAAAACATATAAAACCAAATCAGCTAAAGACATATCGGCTGGTTCTTTGGGTTTAGTAGTTTCAGGTCACATATTTTCTATAGTATATGCAACATTTGGAAGCAATAACATTTGGGTTTTTGTTTGTGCATTGGGTGGCCTTTTATCTGCGGTTACAATGTTAATTCTTTGGAGCAAATACGGAAAACAATAATATGAAAATTATAATAGAAGAAGATAACGCACCAGACACATATGTTAAAGAATCATCAATAGAAGGATATGGTTTATTCGCATCTAAAGATTTTAAAAGGGGTGAATTAATTATAGATTATAATTTATTTCCCGAAAATTGGTATCAAATGAAATATGTTGATTTATCAGAAGAACAAATAAGAAAAAATTGGTATGTTATGATTGATAATGAAAATTGCATTACTAGTGACAAGTATTCAAAATTTTCATATATAAATCATTCAAGAAATCCAAATTGTTTTTGGGATATTAATAAAAGAATTATAATAGCTTATAGAGATATACAAAAAGACGAAGAACTCTTTATTGATTATCGTTTAGAGCCTAGACCAAATAGAGTAAATTTTCCAGATTGGATTTAATTATGATTTTAGCACTATCTGACATTCACTTGGGAAGTCCAATATGCCAAGCTGATTTGACCTTAGAAATTCTTGAAAAAGAAAACTACGATACATTAGTAATTTGTGGCGATTTATTGGATAGTTACAACATTCACAGACTTTGTAAAAAACAATGGAAGATCTTATCTATCCTCCGAAGAATTTCAAAAAATAAAAAATGTATTTTTATTAAAGGAAACCACGATAAAGATTTAGAAACTATTTCGGCTCTTCTTGGATTTGAATTTGTTGATGAATATAATGAGTTGATTGGTAAAAAAAGAATTCTATTTACTCATGGAGATAAGTTTGATTTTTTTATTACATCAAAACCTTTCTTAACCGAACTTGCCTCTGGTATATATTATATTCTACAAAAGATTGACAAGAAGCAAAAGCTTACAAGAAAACTTAAAACCAAAATTAAAACATGGCATGGAGCAGCACATGATTTGACAGTTAGAATTGCTCAATATTGCTATAATAACAAATATGATGCCGTTTGTTTCGGTCATACGCATGTGCCTAAACAATATTATGTAGGAGGAATAGAATGTGTCAATTTGGGTTCTCAGTGTGATTTACCGATCACCTACGCTATTATTGATAATAATGGTAAAATAGAATTAAAAAATTATGAATGAAACATATGAAGAATACAAGTACGCAATTCGTCACAAACCTACTCAAAAATGGGTTAATTTTAAAAACGATGATTTGGAATTAACTGCAACCGCTATAGAATTAGTGGATTTCAAGGATTGTTTGGTTGTAGCAGCTAGAGATTATCTTGAACTGTTTTTAAAAAGGAGTACATTTAATAATACACCAAATTATGGTAATGAAAATTTTTTAGAATTTGAGCTTGTAAAAGTAAAAACAACATATACAATTGAAGATCATGAGTGATTATACACAACCATACACACCAGAAGGAAAACATCCAGAAGACGCAATCTATGAAGTTAAAGAGTTTTTTAGAAAACTACAAGACGTTCAAGAAGATTATTTTCAAAGATTGTCTAAAGGATTAAAATTAACCGAAGAAGGAGAAGAATATCTTTTTGATTACATTTATAATACATATAATGAAGTTGACGAAATTGACGACTTTGCACATTATTTGGAAACACTTGGTAGAAACTACAAAGATTTAATTAAAAAATAATATGAAAACACAAATTGATCCATTCATTGCAGCTTGTATTTCTTTTATTGCTCTTAGTTTGGTCCTTATGGGATGTTTGGCGTATACTGATGTGAAAGAAACAGAAATCAAAGCCAATCTAATTAAAGAAGCAATTCAAAAAGGCTGGACTCCAGAGCAAGTCAAAGAAATCTTAAAAACAAGATGAGAAGCATAAAATTTCGTTTCTGGAGTCCGCAAGGAAAAGCATTTGTAGAACAATACAAATATAACGGACTTGTTGATGAATTGTTTGATGAAAGAGAGTGGAGTATTCTAGTCCCTTCACAATATACAGGATTAAAGGATGATTTTGGAAATGAAATATGGGAAGGCGATATAATTGAATTAAAAAGAAAAGATAGAGAAGGATTACACAGAGCAGAGATTCAATTTGTTGAAGGAGCATATTTGGCAAAATTTATTAAACACGAAGGAACTCTTAGTTTTTTTTGGTTGCCACATTTAAACGAATATTGTGAAGTAAAGGTAATTGGGAACAAGTTTGCTAATCCAGAATTATTATGAAACTCTATTTACCAGAAACATTTCAAGAACTAGGTCATTTCACTTGCAAAGAACCTATCTATTTTGATGTTTATCATGTTGATAGAAAAAACAAAACTGTATATTTTACATGGGACTTTGGAATGGATTCTTTAATTGGTTTGAATAGTTTCACTTGTAAACATTTAAAAAGATTAAAAGAAAAGATTTACAGGGAAGTAATTTTTGATCTTGGTCATGCTTTCTTTCATTATGAAGGCGATCCAAATTATACATACTATCATTGGGCATTGAAGGCTTGGTTAAAAGATAGATTAGAAACAAAAGGAAAGTGGAAGGAATAAAATGAAACAAGATTATACCGAATCAGATTTTGGACCAGACGAAGTAGTTGTAGGGAATAGGAATAATTTTATTTCAACATACCCAAGCAAAGAAGATTTGTTAAACTTGAAGCAAAATGTAGAACTATTAGCAAACGATACAAGTAAAGATCTAAATGCATTGCAGTCTGAACTACATTATATTTCAGCTGAAATATATGGAAACAAAGCAATTGCAGATGAACGAATAGAAAAACTACAAAAAGAGTTACAAGAATTTAAAAAAGATACTAATAAATTTCTGAGACATTTAATCGATACTTCAATTATTCTGTCTGTTGCTATTGTTTTTATTTTAATTTTAATTATTTTTTATTCCAAATGAATACATTTTACGAAAGAATTGATGATGGTGAATTTTTTGTTTATGATGAAGAAAGCAAAACATTCTATTTGCAAGAGATGAAAAATTTTAAAGACAAAGGGCATTTGATTAATGAATATTCAGAAGAAACTTTGGATTTCTATGTGAAAAGAGGTGTGCTTAAAAAACATACTAAAAATCCTGTTGTTATAGCTCAACACGATGTAATTACAGATCTTATTCTTGAGAATAAAAAGCTCAAAGAAGAAATAGCACAACTTAAAAAAAATGATACCTAAAAAATACGCAACATACCAAAACACCAAAGTTGGAGACAAGATTAGGTTTAGAGAATCTACCATGCATTGGTTTACAAATAGAATTGAGAATGCAAAGAAGCTAGTCTCTGGACAGGTTTATACTGTAAAGAAAATTAGTGTTGCTTCATCTTCAACTGGTGTTATACTTGAAGAAACAAATGAAGAAGTAGAACTAACTTGGTTTGATATTATTGAAGATTGATTATGAAAGCAGAATATTGGGAAAAACAAATTGTAGAAGTTTGTAAACAATACTTTTATCTTCGGGAAATATTAAATGAAATTGTTATTGCTCCCTCCGATAAGGAACCATTTAATAACATAGAATGGTATAAAAATGTTGCAAAAAGAGCATTGGAAGAATCTTCATTAAATGAATAACGAATATTGTCCAGACAAATGGTTAGTCGTTAAGATCGAAGGAAAAGAATATCCTTTGACCTATAAAGTATTTGCTTGTTGGCATGGTGGATATTTGGATGGAGATTCTTGGAAACTGAATAGCGGAATTACAAAAGTTACAAAAGAAGAAAATTTCTATATGTTTGAAGGTTATTCTGGTTCTGTTTATGCCTGTAACGAAAAACGTTATGGTTCCACTGCATATGGTTATGGTGTTTTACATAACATTATAGAAAAATCCAAAGAAGCTGGAGTAAATGTAGAAAAAATGCCAGACGATACGAATTGGCTTGACTTGAAATATGACGAAGAATAGTTTAGGTGGAAAGAACAACCATGGACGCATGAGTGGCGCACGTTCGAGTCGTGCTTCTTCGACCATTTTTAAAAAATTACAGAAGTTAGATAGAGAAATCTCAAGGCTTTATAAAATTATAACTCCTTTTAGTATTCGATATTTTGATTTCGGAAAATATCCAAATAAAAAAATTATGGATAAGATTAAAAAACTTGACATGCAGAGAAAAGAAGTTAGACTTGAAAGAAAGAAATATGCAAAGAGAACTTAAATTCCGCGCTTGGGATAAACTAGAAAAACAATTCACCTATCCAGATAAAGGATATCAAGGACATTATGTTCTTACCTTAAATGGACAATTTCAAAACCTTCAGAATGGTTCTGGTGGGGATGAATATGTTGTTCAGCAATGGACCGGACTTTATGACAAGAATAAAAAACCAATTTATGAAGGTGACAGAGTAAGATTTGGCTATACTGGAAAGGTAGACTTCTTTGGTGAAGTTATATGGCTTGACGACAGAGCATCTTTTGGAGTTAGAAGTAAGAATGCTTTTGAAACTTTTGAAGACCTGATGGATTACATGAAATACTTTGAAGTAGTTGGAAATATTTTTCAATTGCCTTGTAATCCAGATCATAATGGAGAATGTTTGGTTTGTGATTGTTGGTTGAGCGATTGTCAGTTTATTAAAAAAGACAATGTCGTTTAAACAAAAAATAGTATCTCGCGTTATAGTAGGTGGTTTATTCAGACTTTCTGAATTTATTGCAAATATAATCATGTGGTTGATGAGGTTGTTTAAGACCAGAAAGCCTCATTATCTTTATGTATACTTGAAATACGAACAAGACTTTCTTTATCCTCTTGCAGAAAAAATTTGCTATTGCTTGGGTCTTAAAAAAGAATGGGATGTTCATCAAGAGGGTTTGGATAGATTGGAAAAATTAATTTTTGGAGAAGATGTAAAAAAGATTGACGTTTACGAAAATATTCTCTAATATCGTTTCTAGTATGAATAAAACATATAAACAACCTAGTAAAATCAAAATCTCTTTTGAGATGAAAGAAGACCTTCTTGACTTGCTTGATACAACTCTCCATGACATCGCAAATGACAACTACACAGAACCTAAGTCTTTTATTAGTACTTCTCATCATGAAAAAGTATTAGACTTGAATGACTTATATAGAGAAATTCTAGGCGCGGACTATCTTATTAAGCAACTACAAAAGATTAAAATTGAACGAACTAAAGAAGCCAGTAAATTGCTGAAACGAATCAATAATTAAAATGAACAACCATACAACTTTTGATGAATATATAGCATTTCCTACAAAGGAATACGACGAAGTATTGTTTTCAAACTTAATAAAACTCCTTGGGGGTGTTGATAGGTTTGAACTGTGCTTTGAATTGGAATTTCCTATGATAAAAAATGGTTCAGAAATACTCAACGAACCACCAACGCCTTTTGAGTCTCCAGAACCTTTAAAATCTGGAAAAAATTATAGATTCACGATTAAAGTTAATGATGAAGACGAAATAATTTTTTTTATAAACGGTAAAGAAAGGTCCAGAAAAACAATACAGGATCTAAAGTAAATGAATAATAAAAAATTTAGAGTTTGGGATAACATTCAGAAAAAGTTTGAATATTTTGAACTTGGTAATATTACTGTTCCTGATCGTTTGCTTTCTCAGCATTCATGTTCGGTTCAGCAATTTCTTGGAATTCTGGACAAGAATATGAAAGAGGTTTATGAGGGAGACGTAGTAAAAGGAACATACGGCTTAGAAGGAATTGATATACTTGGAGAAGTAATATATAGCTATGATCTTTGCTGCTATGTTGTAGATTGGTATCATGAAATTTCTAATATAGCAATTGACTCTTTAGAAATTGTTGGTAATCTTTTTGAAGATTATATGTATGATGAAAACGGAGAATTAGTAAAAAATGAAAACGAATAAAAAATACAAAGTCTGTGAGTACAACCATAAACCCGATATGTACACTTATGTCAACGAAGACAGTACAAGTCCTCTTGATGGATGGACAACTAGTGTGCCTATGTGCAAAAAAGAATTTTCGAAACTAATAGAAAAACCAACTCCAATTAAATATTTTTCTACAAAGTCAGAAGCAAAAGAATATCTTGACATTGTTAAAAAATTCTGGAATAATGATTGGGATAAGAACCAACATATCTATATGATCAATGGTTACAAGAAACCACAATGGAAAATTTACGAGGAAAAATGAAAACACCAACTCTTAGACAAAAAGTAGATCAATACGAGTCTTTCTTACATAAGATTAATATGTGCTGTATTTCTGGTAATAATGATGGCATTAGAGAGTTAGTCGAGAATGCGGACATTTGGAGTTACATGCACCGAATTGGTAACGGAGAGCTTTCTGAGAAAAAACAACAACAAGCAATCAATAATGCATTCTGGAAGCTTTGCGATACACCCAAAGCAGATAAAGACGCAGAGGAAAGACAAAAATTTTGGGCTGAAGCAAAGGATAGAATATTGAAACAAAAAGAAAAAATTTTAAAATGAGTAAGACACCAGAAACAGATAAGTTTAATAGCAATTGGGACTTTTACAGGGAGCCATGGAGAGCTATAGAATTTGCTAAAGATCAGGAAATGAAACTTAACGAGGCAAGAGTATTATTATCTGAAAAGACCATACAATACGAAATTACTCAAGAAGAGTTAGAGTTCGTAAAACGTATAAGGTGTGATGCAATTACAATAGAAACTGATCGTCTTGCTGAAGAGTTCAAGCGTAATACTTTACCTGATGATGTTAAGTTAGATATATTGTTTGGTTTTACTCGTAAACTTGAACATGCGCTTGACGAATTACAAGAAAAATACGATACACTTGCAGTAGAAAACATGCTGGAAGTAAACGAGATATGTAAACAACGAGACGCAGCAATAAAAGAATTAAAAGAAGCTTGGCTTGCTATGGATGAAATTGAAGGTACGGATAGAATAAACGAATGGCAAAACAAAAATGCACATTTTCTTAATACAGACACATGAGTCCAGAACTAATCAAAATAATTAAAAAAGTAGATTCTTTTAGAGAAGTTTTAAAGCAAAATGGCTTTGAGATTCTTCAATGCTTTTGGTATTCTGATGGTCGTTATTGTGGCAACTGGAAGGATATGTCGGTTGCTAAAGAAAAACCAGATATAGAAGAAGCTTTAACATTTTGGCAATTTAGTTTTAGGAGTCACAACGAAAAGAACAAAAGAATTCATCTTGAAGCCATCATGCCAGTGTTTGAAGATTATTTTACCTTTGATTTGAGATACTATCCAGAAGTAAAATTGCATGACAGAGAAGGTTATTCTGGACCAACAGCAAAATTAGAAGTTTGCGGAATTCTAGAAAAAGACTTGACTAATCTTCAAAAACATATAAACTATTTATTAAACCTAAAATAAAAATGAACGAAGAAAAATTTATAGCTAAAAATCACTGTTTAAAAGATTTTCCTGAAAAACCAAAAACACTATTTGGAGTAGTAAGAAGTTATTTTTTTGAAAAATATGGCATTTGGGACTTGTTTGATTTGTTTCCATATGGGTGGAGAATGACTTATTATGAGAAGATTAAACCTATCTTTAAGCCAAGTAATAGTAGAATCCGTAAAGCAATTCCTAGACAATACAGCGATATAACTGGTCTGATTGTTGACGTAAATTTTGAATTTATTAAAGCATTTTACGAAGACGAATACAAAGCAGATATCGTAGATTGGGAAGCAACAGAGCAACATAATGAATTTGCAAAATGGTTGGAGCTTTCTTATAAATGGATAACTCAAAGAAGACCACAACTGCAAAAAGATTTGGAAAATGCCTATCCTCAACATTTAAGCATTGAAAGTTTGTTTGAGCTTAAAACTGATGAAAACGGAAGAAGGCTTTTTGAGTTTAAAGATGATGGAGTTCCGTATGAAGTAAAATACGCGGAGGTAAATCGTATTGAAGAATTGATTGATAATAAAGATACTGAAATTTTAACCGAACTTGTTAAACGCAGAAACTATTTCTGGACATGATTAAATTAATATCACTCACACAACCTAATATAGAAGGACTAAAAACCGCCGAAGATTTGATATCTTATTGTGCAAGAGTTTCCAATCCTTCAAATCAACTAAATACTGAAACTGCTCCGAAGCTTTTAAAGTATCTAATCACTCATAAACATTTCAGTCCATATGAGATGGTCAATATGTGCGTAGAGATAAAAACTTCTAGAGCTATCGCAGCACAGATTCTTCGACACAGGAGCTTTAGTTTTCAAGAATTTTCACAAAGATATTCCCAATCAACTTCTTTTGAAGATATTGAATGGAGAATGCAAGGTAAAACAAATAGACAAGTCGGAGACGATGAAGTAGATCTATCACCAGAACTAAAAGATGAAGTCGATACTACTCTGGCTACTTGCAAGGAGCTTTACGATAAACTTATTGAAAAAGGTTTAGCTAAAGAATGTGCAAGAATGATTCTTCCTCTAACAACATCCACTACGATATTTATGTCCGGAACAATTCGTTCATGGATACATTATTTGAATCTAAGAACAGAAGAAGACACTCAAAAAGAACATAGAATTATTGCGGAAGAGATTAAGAAGATTTTCATTAAAGAATTTCCAGTTACTTCTTGTGCTTTAAATTGGTTATAATACTTGACAATATAAAATAATAAAATATAATAAAACCTATGGGAATGTTTTCATATATAAAATGCAAGAGAGAATTACCACTAACAGATGAACTAAAGAATCTTTCTGTAAAGTGGGATGAAACACAATTTCAAACTAAAGATTTGGATAATTGTTTAGAGACTTATATTATTTCAGAAGATGGAGAACTATTGGAAGAGGTAATAGAGTATGAGTATACATATTACACTGAAGAAGAAAAAAAGCACAAAGATCACAAACCTTGGAATATTGTTAAAGATCAAAAGGTAGTAAAGCAAGAAACAAAGAAAGTAGATTTTCATGGTAAAATTGTTTTTTATGAGACTCTTGACTTAAATGATGAAGAATCTATTTGGGTGGATTTTGATGCGTATTTTGTTTATGGTAAGCTAGATAAACTAGAATTAGCTAAAGTAGAAAAATACGAAAACCATAAAATTAAAATGGATGAGTATTGGAAAACTTACGAGAGTAAACAAAATAGTTTTTCATACAAACTTAAAAAATACTCTGGATGGTTTTGGTTGTGGAAAAAAATAGAGAAAATTTGTTATTCTTTGTCTAGGTTTTTTGATACTATTCGATATTATATTATTAGAAATATACTATGAAACTTATAGTCGCCTTACTCTTAATAAATGTTAATATTAGTTTTGCTCAGATTAGTTTCAATGGTAATGTAAATTACCTAAAACAAGACTCTGAAAATCTAACATCAAAGAATAATATAGCATACAAGTTTAAACTGTATGAAGACCACAAATACATTGTTAGCTTATCTAATGCATTGAGCGTGGACTTAGACGCTTTTAAGAACGAAATAAAAGAAACAAATGTATTCACAACACTACAAATAGAATTTTAATATGGAATACAAACAATTCGAAAAGTTAATCAAAAACTTAGAAAAAGGCAGAGAACGATCTCATTCTTTGTATCAGTTGGGTATAAATTTGATAGACTATGATGAAATTTATCAAGAAGTAATTGGAGCTTTAATGCTATCTACTTTCAACGTAGAAGGTAAAGATTGGATAGATTGGTATCTTTATGAAAGACCGAGTTTTAATGGAAAAGAACCACTAAAAGCCTTTGATGTAGATGGTACAGAGATTTGTCAAAACATAGAATCACTTTGGGAAACAGTTAAGGAATACATGAATGAAAAAAACAACTAAACCAGCACAACAAGAAGAAGCAACTTACTATTCAGATTTTTCTGGAAAATGTTTTGGAGAAATGCACCCACCTGTAGAATTAATACTTGATTTTGGTTACGGATCAAAGTATGATGGTAGTAAGTTGAGATTTGATTTGGACGACAATGACATAGAAGATATTCTGGCTCTTTTAAAATCCAAATTGAGTAACGATTCAAAAAAAGCATTGAAGACTATGTATACAATTTTAGACGACAAATATGAAAACAGCGTTCAATCTAGAGATTGGGATGATTGTAGATTTACATGCAACGAACAAGATTTACTAAAAAGACTTATATGATTAAAAAAACTATAGAACCAACGGGAGATGTCTGTGTTAAATTCACAGAAGAAGAACTTGAAAAATTAAACATTAAACAAGGTGATAAATTTTCTATTAAAGAAACTGATGATGGAATTTTACTTGAAAAATTTTCTACGGTTGATATTGATTTGTCAGAATTTGAAAGAGAACTTTTAGAATTTCTTATTCAAGAGTCTTGTGATAAAGATATTTCAATTAATGATGTTATTTCAAATATTCTGGAGAAAGGTCTTGAACAATATAAATGAAAATATATCACAAAGATGTTTGGGGGTTTTGGTTTTTTAAACGTTATTCATTCTATTTAGAGGATGAATCAGAAGGATTAACCGAAATTTTAGTTGACAAAAATACATGGATGCGTTATAATGTAGGAAACTTTTATGAAATACCTTGAACAAAGAGTAGAAGAATTGGAATTAGAAGTTAAACTTCTTAAAGCTAAAAACAAATTAAACGACACATCTAGTTATTTAAATAACTACCCGCCATATGATAATCCAAATTCACCGGATTATATGTATAATCCTAGTATCAATTTAATGTCGGAATCAGATTTGAAAACGGCTTTCGCTAGTCCTTGGGATTCTTCTGAATTGCAAAAAAATCCTTTAGATACAATTACGGTAAATTTAAGTTCTATTGTGGATGATAATTTTCCAAATACAGATTTTGTAGATTCTTTTGATCTTCCGGAATACTGTCCTCCTTATCCTGATATAATTGGTTCTTGGGGTGTTCATTCAGAATTTGATAAACAAGATAAAAACTTTTTGGAATATTTAAATTCTACTGAAAGAAAGATAGAAAAAGATTTCGGTAAAATTATTTCTAAATTTAAAATTTTATCACATGAATGGGAAATGGATGGGTATGGTTATATAGTTAGCGATATAGAATATAATAAAAACATAATTGTTACTAATCATGGTAAACCTATGGTAGTTAATAAGAGTTATTTAAATGATGTTATTTCAACATACAAAGAAACAATTCAAGAAACTGAGAGAGCTTTATTTTTAATAAAATGAATAATTGGATGAGCGTTTTGGAAAATTTATCTTTACAAGGTAAAGAGATAAAAGAAAGCGAAATTCTTTTTAATTTACCCCAAAATTTACACAATGAATGGGATAATTTTATGAGAGGTAAAACTTGTCCTATTCTTGATAATGGAGATCATGGTGTGTATAGTTGGGATCTCAATCAGTTTTTAAATAGATTTTAAAATGATTAACGGTGTTATAATCACTGATCTTTCAACAGCAGTTTCAAATTCTTTTAAAGAATGTCTTCAGAATGTTTGGATTTCTGCTGTAGATGAAGCAGATAAAAACAAAATTCGAATGATCAAGAAAAATTTTGCATCAAGAGGCATTCCACATTTTGCACAGTATTTTTACGATTGGTCTGATGAAGACAATGATCCATATATTCAAAAAAATTTAGAAGAGCAAGGTCCACAAGAACAACATGTCAATAATATTATTTCTTTTTTACAACCAATTGTGGAGTCTGATAAAGTTTATAATCTTGGTGTTAATTGTTTTGCTGGCGTGTCGAGGTCCACAGCAATAGGAATTATTGCTTGGGTTATGCAAGGTAAAAGTCCACAAGAAGCATTGGATGAGATTATTAAGGTTCGTTATCAGGCTTGGCCAAATCTTCGTATACTTCGTTTTGCATCACAGAGACTAGGAAAAGATCTGGTACAACCAGTGAAAGTTTGGAAGATACAAGAAGGATCTTATATTTTTAAACCAAAAGCAGGTTGGGTTTGGTAATATTATAAATTGGTACTATGTGGAATCAATCTACTAGATTTTTTTATTCCATCGTTTATAGTAACTTGGTTATTTAAAATTTGTTGTATTTGACCAAAGGTTCCTAAATCCAATAAATTATTACCAGCATTTAATTCAAAAATAGTTAATAATACACTTGATGAAATAACGGCTCTGGCATATTGAATTCCTTGTAATATAACCCCTCCACTCACAGTTGATCCATATTTAAATCTATAAATTGAAGAAGTTATTTCCGGACCTTTATTTGTATTGGCATCTCTATTAGCAAGGCTTGAGTATAAGGTAATTTTATCAACACCTATAAGTTCCAATTCGCTATCAATATTTGTAGCTCTAATTTTTACATCTTGGGATATATCAACATTAGTTGTAAAATCATCAGATAAATAAATTGTTATTTCTTCGTTTAATCCAGAAGATTTTACTGTTAAAATATTTGATGATATATCTACAATAGAAGTTGCTGTGTTATCAAGGGTTAATCCTGTTGTTAAAATAATAGATCCTATAGCGCGATTTGATATTGTACCATTTCTTATACCATCACTAGTGGTTTTATAATATGATAAATAATCATATATTTTTCTTGATGTATTTAAATCTGTATAAGCTATTACTGTATTAACATTTGCTTCTGTAATAGATGAATCAATAACAAGTGTTGGATTTATATTATTAACTGATGATATATCCTTATCGATAGTGAAACTAGTAGTATATAATACATGTCCATATTTTGCTACTTTACATGTCCAGTTTCCGGTTACTGCATCTCCACCCAATAAAAGGGTTTTATTTCCACTTCCATAATAATATTCACTTTCATCTGGTTTATATATGGCAACATATGTGTCGGAATCAACTGTTATGTTTATTGAAATTGGAACAACTGTTTCTACTTCATCATCAGTTTCGTTTGTTATAATGGAATTTATTCTTGTTATAGTGACAAGAGAATTTCCATCATTAATTACATTGTTAACATTACAATTAGTATAGGTTATACTTGTTGGTGTATTTACATAATATCTAATTGTTCCATCTACTGTCATTCCATACAAATTAGATATAATTTCTTGATTTATACTTCCTTGTACACTCATGTTTTTGAGTGTTGAATTGCCAGATAAAAATACCTTATTTGTTGTTTTTAATGAATTTACAATAGAACCATCACCAGCAGATAATGAATTAGTGCTTAATGTTATACTATTTGATGTCACAGATAACAATAATGGTGATGAGATGTCTAAAATTAAAGATCTATTACCTATATCCAAAATACTTCCTACGTTTGTTAAATCACCAAAATCAATACCATTGGTTGTAGTCTTATAATATGACATATAATCATATATCGACTGAATTGATGTAAATGTACTATAAGCAGATACAGAATTTGCTGTATTAAGAATATTAATATCCGGTTGGAATGTTGGTGTTATATCAAAAGTATTACCAATAACTCTATTTACTGTAAAATTACCTTCCACTGTTCTTTGACCATATCTTGTTACTCTATATGTCCACTGTCCATCAGCTTCATATGGCAATTCTATTATTTGATTAGTAGATATAAAATATTGTCTAGTTTGGGTGTCATCATATATTGCTATTGTACCAGCATTTAATGATAGATTTAAAAACGTAGGATAATAATCTTTTATTTCATCGTCTGTACCATCGGTAATAGTGCTATTTAATTTCTTAATGAAGATATCACCACTACCAATATTTTCTACTTTATCGACAATACAATTTGTATAAACAATCGAAGATGATGGGGTATTAGTATTATAAACAATATTAGAAGCAGCATTTACTGATTTGAGATCAAATAATGTTTCTGAATTTATCGTGTTTGATATTATGTTTATAGAAGATAAAGATGCAGAACCAGAAAGATATATATTACCAGTAGTTTCTACCCCCTTAACAATAGAACCATTTTCTAAATTTTGAGATTTAATTGTAAATGTCGTGCCATCATATTCAAAAGGAATAGATGCACTTGGATTTAAAATTAAATTTTTATCGGTTATATCAAGTATTGTTCTATAATTGTAGAATTGGGGATATGACAATGCGGCAGATGTTGTCATATAATACGAGAAATAATCATATACTTGCTGCGTATTTCTAAATGTATTATATGCGCTTGCTACGGTCACATTTGTTTCAACATTCAAGTCTTGAACATATGAAGGATTTATATTAACTGTACCACCGATGCTAAATGAACCTGTTATTAATCTAGATTGAAATCTACCTACTTTATATGTCCATGTTCCGGTAGAACCATTAGGTAATATTATTTGATCATTACTATTCGTATAATATCTTAATGTACCAGTATTATCAAAAATAGCAAGCCAACCACCATTAAGAGTTGGATTTATATATGTTGGATTATCCAATAAGACTATATTATTTCCTGCTACATCAACATTTGAATTTAATCTATTAATAGTGACAATACCAGAACCATTATTTTGCACAGTTCCAATATTACAATTTGTATATGCAATAAGAGTGTCAACGTTAGTATTATAGGTTAAAGTACCATCTATAATAACGCCATTTAAGTTTCTTGCTGTAGTTCCACTAACACTTCCGATTAATGTAATATCGGATATATTTGAATTATCGTTAACAGTTATACCACCTGTTGTTTGTATTGCATTGAAATTATTTCCAGCTGATAGATTAAATGTACTTAAAGTTAAAATATTCGTATTTGAATCAAAATTTAAGGATGACAATGCTGCGCTATTTAATAAAATACCTTTATTTGAAAAATCTAAAGTTGTACCTACATTATTTACCAAATCAATATAAGAAGATGTTGGATTAGTAACTGTCCAATATCTTGATTCATCATAAACATAATCAAGGTTGTTTATATATGGATAAGCTGATACTTGGTTTTCTGTTAATGTTGTATTATCATCAATAGTTCTGTAAGAATTTTTATCTACTTCAAAACCATACCATCTTACATCAGTAATAAAAGGATCTAAAATTAAACCATCAAGATAAACAAAGCCATTTGTATTTGTGCTTTGTCCTGTTATTTTCATCTCTATAACACCTGTAGTATTTGGCGTTAAGTCATATTCAAAACTATGCCATGTATCTACAACTGCTGGACATGTAAATGTAGTATTAGCAACCGCATTTCCAAATGTAATTGTGGGTGGAGTAGCAGATCCATAATTTGAATCAAATCTCAAATTACCTTTAATTTTTTGAGTGACGCCCTGAGTAGCAGGTATAGTAAATATTTTTTCAAACCTTACGTTTGCTATTCTTGGCGTAAATGAAAGCGATCTAATACCATTTTTTCTTACAGAAGAATTTGCTTCTGCATAGTGAAAACTGTTATATGTTCTAAAAGAATTATCGTTATTTGCATTAAAAATATTGACATCTGCAATCCTAATTGTTCTTTGTACTGTAGTACCACTATAAGGAGCAAGATTGTTAGGGTTATTAGAAGAGAGTGTACAATTTCTTAAAGTAGAAACACCGAATGCATTCGCAACAGGAGCAAAAAGACCAGTGAGAGGTCTTGTTGTTATGTCACAATTTACATATTCAACATTTACAAGATTGTCTAACAAACTAAAAGCAAGATTTGACTTAAATTTGCAGTTATTAAATGTAAGGGATGTCATAGCCGCAGCAGGAGCAGCAGGAGCACCTATACATATGTTTTCTGAATTTAAGTAACTATTATTTACGGTTATTTTATATCCACCTTGAGGATAAAAGGCATTATAAGATCTATAACAAACATAGTTATTCAATGTTGCAATAGAGTTATTTCCAAATCGTATACCAGAACATAAATTACCAGTAGGAATACCATAAAATGCAACATCTTCAATTATGTTTTCCTCTGTACCGGGATTTGCTATATAAATAGGCCCAATGTTACTTTGAGATGGGTTTCTCGTCATTATACATGCAATTCCTTTAAAAACTGGTTGTGTTCTATTGTAAAAAGCATCATAGGATATTGAACCTAAACTAGTACTAAGAACATTAAGATTTATATTACTTGTATCTCTCCAATATTGACAAAAATCCTTTACTGTAATGTTGCTGAATTGGTAAATTCCGTTCGCAAGACCCATTACATTAATACCGAATGTTGCTACAGATGAAGGAACTGTTTCTAAAAATACTGTACTTGTAAAATTACCTACTCTTGTTCCTGATAATCTTGCAAAGTTTAAGGGTGGAGTTATTGTAATAGTTTTATCGACAACATTTGTTATTCTTACACCACTTAATGCTCTAGACGTGGCAATTGTATCAGATTCAATAAACAATTCATCATCAATCTTCCAATTAAATGCATTATCTACAGTAATAGTATTAGAACCAGCATCAGCAGATAAAGTTAAAAATGTATTTTTTGTTTTTTCTAATCCACAAAAACAAGCAGAATTTGTAGTTATTATGGATGAACCACCTCTTACAAGTATAGCTGCGCTAGTAAAACTTGATAAAGAAATAGATGCAGTAACAGCTGATACAGGATCATTAAGAGTTCCCCAATCCCAAAAACTATTAGTTGTAGTAACAGAATCACCACCTACCCACACAAGACCGATGGCTGTTAATGCAGTATTTTGTGTTCTGGATGCTCTTAATCTACCACCGCTTAATATAATAGAAGCGGTGTTTATGTTTGTGGTGATAGTACCTGCATTATTTCCATTTCCCCCATCACCAAATACACCGGAAGTATCATATGTAACAGTATGAGGGTTTTTTATGATGATTTTATCTAAACCAAAAGATTGAGGAGCCTGACCCGCAGGGGCAGTTGGACCAGTAATAGTCGCCGCTGTTAACCAAGTAGATCTTGAACTCCAATCTCCTGTTTGTGCCGAAATATACGTTGCCATGTTATGATAATATTTATACTATAATTTTCTTTTTTGCTACTAAATCTGATAATATTCCACCAGAAAAAGTTCCATAATATGCATCTTCACTTCCATCGGTTGCTATGTAACGATAATATGTTTTATCACTTGGAGAAGATTCATATACATATGTATAAACATCACCACCAGCAATTGTTGAATTAAAAGTTGGTTCTGTTTTAAATCCTCTTGTCAATGTCATCCAATCAATAATTGTACCCCTATAAAAATTAGCAGAAACTGTATTTGTAACAGTTAAATTATTATATACAAATATATTAGAAGCGGATAAGTTTATAGAATTTGAATTTACATATTCATATGCAGTTTGCCAATTAGCGGAATTGCTACTAACAGTTGTATATGTAGATTCCCAGTTTGAAGATACAGAATTTAAAAATGTTGATGTTTCTCCACCTATTTCAATCCAACTATTAGTATCTGTACTCAACTGATAACATTTTTGTGTTTCTAAATCAGATACTAACTGACCAGCATATCTAATAGGGTCAGTTAAAAAAGATAATCTAGCACTGGTTGTGTTAAATACGATATCAACATCTAATGGTGCTGCATATTGTCTTTTAAATTGAAGTGGAAATTCGAATTGTGCCATAAAATATTATATCGTTACTGTATAACTATAATTAGGGGTTTGTATTGGATTCGGTGGTTGAAATCTATATACTTTATATGATATATCGGTATAACCATTGCTACCAAAAACGTTTACGTTATAAGGTGACCCAAACGATGCTTTAATATCTGAATTCAGTACAGATTCTCTAACTTCTGTTACATTTCTCAAAGATTCTGGATAAGCAAATACTATACTGGTTGTACCTACTGGTATAGATATTGTAAATGTAGTACCATTTTGTGGATTTAAAAGATGAGTTAAATTTCTCAATTGAACACTCGTAGAACCAGCAGAATTAATACCATAAAATGCTTTTCTTCTACCTGTTACAATTAACGATGGTGAAATTGATCCTGATGCTAAAGGAGAATTGAAATTATTATTTTTACTGTCTACTGGTTGTGGTCCAGTATCATAATCTACGGTTGCTGTAAATGTATTTGTTCCATCTATTACAACAGCATTAGCTGATGTATAAGCTGTTGTTGTTCCATTATCAATATTAAAAATAGTGTATTTTGTAGCATCGCCCGATCTGCTATTTTGAAATAAAGTTGGTTGCCAAATACCGTTAAGTGATTTACCTATTATTGACCCTTTATTTAAATTTACAGTTAGTGTTATACCAGTTGTTCCCGATTCAACAATAGAAGCTAAATTACTTGTTAATGTAGCACTTGGTAAAGTAAAGGTTGGATAAAATACTTTCGTTATTAATTTTTCGGCAAAAATTTGAAACGTTGTACCGATATCAAAAACTTGTCCAGCTGTTATAGCACCAACATTTAAATCTGATGTTAATGTATCTGTTAAAGAGCCAGTAAATGTTGCACTTGCATTTTTTACAGTACTATAAACAGAATCCCAATTACCAGAAGTGTTTAAAACTGATGAATATACAGAATTCCAATTACCGCTTGTGTCTTTTACCGAAGTATAGACAGAATTCCACAAATTCGAATTACCATTATTAGCATAAACAACAGAATTTGAACTTATTGTTCCATATACGGTAACTTCATTTTGTTTTACATTTAATGTTAAATTACCACTACCAGCTTGTAATGATGATAACATTACAACTGGACCAGTAACAGTACCTCCACTTAAAGGCAAGAAGCTATTATTTACATATTCGTATTTTGTATATTCGGAACTGTTTTTATTATATGTGGTATAAACAGAATCCCAATTACCAGACGTATTTAAAACTGATGAATATACAGAATCCCAATTAGCACTTGTGTCTTTTACTGAACTATAGACACTGTCCCAGTTAGCAGAAGTGTTTTTAACAGATGTAAACGTAGAATCCCAATTAGCACTTGTGTCTTTTACTGAAGTATATACCGAATCCCAATTTGCAGAAACTTTGTTAATCGAAGTGAATCCAGAATTCCATTGTGTAGAATTTCCATCTCTGTCGTATATTATATTATTAGAACTAATTTCACCGTTTACTGTAAAATCTACATTTGGTGTGCTAGTTTTAATTCCAACATGGGGGTATGCTCCATCATGTCCTCCTATATGTAGCATTTCTATATTTTGATCTAAATCATAGAACGATGCTATATCTCCTGTTCCTATGCTACCAACATATAATGCTGGACCTGATCCAACATGTACAACACTTATTGCACTGGTTGTTGAATAGATAGTATTTGAGAAAAACGTTCCACCTGTTGCAGAAAGAACACCCCAAATTGTTACATTATTATTGAATTGTGTTATTCCAGTAACAGTTCCACCACTCAAAGGTAAGAAATTGTTATTTACATATTCATATTTTGTGTAATCGGCACTGTTTTTATTATATGTACTATAAACAGAATCCCAGTTTGCTGAAGTGTTTTTTACCGAAGTATAAACACTATCCCAATTGGCACTTGTGTTTTTAACAGATGTAAACGTAGAATCCCAATTTGAGGAAGTGTTTTTTACTGAACTATAAACCGAATCCCAATTTGCGGAAGCTTTACTTACTGATGTGAAACCAGAGTTCCACATGGTAGAATTCCCAACTTCGTCGTATATTACTTTATTAGAACTTATTTCACCATTTACTGTAAATTCTACATTTGGAAATTGTGTATTTATTCCTACTGTTGAATTAGTTACATATAATGTTGTATGTGAATTATTTGGTTGAACTTCTAATGAAGACAATACAGTTAATGAATTGTTAATATTGGTTTCACCGTCAATATTAACAGCAGTTAAAAAATTAACTATATTTTTAAAAAATTCGTTCAACATTTTATTAATGATTAAATATTATTTTTCTTCTATAGTCCATTCAATATTATTCCATTTGGGAATTTGTGTTTTTGCGTCATATGATGGACACGGAACTGTTGTTGATGAATATTCATCATCATCTATTTGTGAAATTCCAGAACCAGCAAATCTTCCTGTTTTTAATTCGTAACAATAATATATAGTCATAATTTTAAAATTTATTATAATATGCGCTTATACCTCTCTTCAAAGGAATAATTTCATTTGAACTAACATCTTCGTTAATTATCAATATTTCAGTTGAATCATATGGTACACCATAAATTTTTCCATTTATTGATAAAACACCAGAAGACCATTTAGTAGATCCGCTCAAATTTTCTCCAAGAGATGTTTTCTGTTGTGTATTTGTTATTGGATCTAAAATCAAAATGTCAGTCGAGTCTAAAGGAAACGCATATATTTTACCATTTAATCCTAATGTTCCACCCGACCATTTAGATGTTCCTAATAAAGCCGAACCATTCATATTGCTTCTTTCTGCTGTATTAGTAACAGAATTTATTATTAATATATCAGTAGAATTATATGGTATACCATAAATTTTTCCATTAGACGAAACAACACCACCAATCCATTTTGATTGATCTGTTAATGTTGCATTCATGGTATTTGTTGTTGCTGTATCAGAAACAGGATCAATTATTAAAATACTGGTTGAGTCGTATGGTATTCCATATATTTTGCCGTTTGGTGCTAATGCTCCACCCATCCATTGTGCAGTATTTGTTAATGTTAATCCCATGGTATTGGTTGTTGCTGTGTTAGAAACAGTATCTATTACCAATATTTGGTTGGAATTGTATGGAATGCAATAAATCTTTCCATTTGGTGCTAAAACACCACCTACCCATTTTGAAGTTCCTGCTAAATTAGCACCCATCGTTGATGTTGTTGCTGTATCAGTAACAGGATCAATTATTAAAATACTGGTTGCATTGTATGGAATTCCATATATCTTGCCATTTGGTGCTAATACACCACCTTGCCAATTATAGGTTCCTGTTATAGACAAACCATAATTTGATCTATTTGATGTATTTTTAACGGTGTCTATAACCAATATATCAGGAGAATTTGTTGGCATACAGTAGACTTTACCATTTGGTGCTAAAACACCACCATAAAATTTATCTCCATCATTTAAAACAGATCCTAAATTGTTTTTTGATGCGGTTTGATTTATTTGTAAATCATAAAAATTATAAATATAATCGTGTGTTTTATCCCAGTCTGCGCTGGTATCTTTCACCGAAGTATAAACAGAATCCCAGTTTGCGCTAGTATCTTTCACGGAAGTATATACAGAATCCCAATTAGCAGAAGTGTTTAATACACTAGTATATACAGAATCCCAGTTTGCGCTAGTATCTTTCACGGAAGTATATACAGAATCCCAATTTGCACTGGTATCTTTCACGGAAGTATATACAGAATCCCAATTTGCACTGGTATTTTTTACAGAAGTATAAACCGAATCCCAATTTGCGCTTGTATCTTTTACAGAAGTGAATGTAGAATTCCAATTTGCGGATGTATTCGAAACTGAAGTATAAACCGAATCCCAATTAGCAGATGTATTTAAAACTGAAGTATAAACCGAATCCCAATTTGCGCTTGTATCTTTTACAGAAGTGAATGTAGAATTCCAATTTGCGGATGTATTCGAAACTGAAGTATAAACCGAATCCCAATTTGCAGATGTATTTAAAACTGAAGTATAAACCGAATCCCAATTTGCGCTCGTATTTTTTACAGAAGTGAATGTAGAATCCCAATTTGCACTTGTGTTTTTAACTGAAGTAAATGTAGAATCCCAATTTGCAGATGTATTTAAAACTGAAGTATAAACCGAATCCCAATTTGCGCTCGTATTTTTTACAGATGTATAAACAGAATCCCAGTTAGCGGATGTGTTTAATACGGAACTATAAACCGAATCCCAATTTGCAGATGTGTTTTTAACTGAAGTAAACGTAGAATCCCAGTTAGCGGATGTGTTTAATACGGAACTATAAACCGAATCCCAATTTGCGCTCGTATTTTTTACAGAAGTATATACAGAATCCCAGTTTGCGCTTGTATCTTTTACAGAAGTGAATGTAGAATTCCATTCTGATGAATTTCCAGACTTATCATATATTGTATCATTTGAACTAACCGAACCATTTATTGTTAAAGAGGTATTCGGTGTATCTGTATTGATTCCAACGTATCCATTATTTTTTAATATTAAAATAGTGTTTCCATCATCTATAAATTTAGCAATATCAGCATTTCCATTTTGTGTTACTGATAATGCTGGTCCTACTCCAGTGTTTATTATATTTAAAGCACTAGTAGTACTAATTATTGTTTCTATTAAAGTAGAATTACCCAAAATAGATAAATCTCCTGTTATTCTCAAATCTCCACTTATTTCTCCTCCAGTTAAAGGAAGAAAATTATTTTGAACAAAATTTATAGTTGAATATGTAGCACTATTTTTATTATACGTAGAATAAACAGAATCCCAGTTAGCAGAAGTGTTTAAAACAGAACTAAAAACAGAATCCCAATTAGCACTGGTATTTTTTACAGAAGTAAATGTAGAATCCCAATTTGAACTCGTATCTTTTACCGAAGTATAAACCGAATCCCAATTAGCAGAAGTATTTAAAACAGAGCTATAAACGGAATCCCAATTACCACTAGTATCTTTTACTGAAGTATAAACACTGTCCCAATTAGCAGAAGTGTTTAATACACTAGTATATACAGAATTCCAGTTTGCGCTGGTATCTTTTACAGAAGTATAAACAGAATCCCAATTAGCAGAAGTGTTTAAAACAGAACTAAAAACAGAATCCCAGTTAGCAGAAGTTTTTAAAACGGAATTAAATACAGAATCCCAGTTAGCAGAAGTTTTTAAAACGGAATTAAATACGGAATCCCAATTAGCAGAAGTGTTTAAAACGGAATTAAATACAGAATCCCAGTTAGCACTCGTATTTTTTACAGAAGTAAATGAAGAATCCCAGTTAGCAGAAGTTTTTAAAACGGAATTAAATACAGAATCCCAATTTGCACTTAAATTTTTTAAATCGGTTCCTTGATAAGAATATTTGAGAAAATTTTCTACTAAAATTTTCTTTGTATATCCTGCATTAACTACTGGTAAAACATCAATGGAAGGATTTATATTAGTAGTTTCAATTAATTGAGAAATTGTCAAATTTGCCATATATTATATTTATATTTATATTTTAATAATCACAGTAATATATAATTTCCATATTCGTCTATTATTAAATCACCATTTTCAATAGCCCAATAATGATTAAGATCATACAATCTTATTAATTTTATATTTCCATTTACTAAAATTTTTAAAAAATTATTATCATTTAATACGTAAACTAGATCTTCTTCTTTTAAAATTTGATCTGTGAAAGTAATTATATTATCTTTTTGTATAGTTAATGTAGAAGATACTGATAAACTACCAGTTAAAGATCCACCACTTAACGGTAAAAAATTAGTATGAACATAATTAGTAGTGGCGTATGATGCACTATTTGCACTATATGTAGTATATGCAGAATTTCCCTTTTTTGTAGATGGGGGATTTTCTATATCTCCGGTAAATGGATTAAAAATAAATGCCATAGGTTATATTGTTTTTTTGATTTTAACACATAAAGCATCATCATCAGTTGGTGGATTTGGATAATATGTAAAGGATAATGATAAAACTATAGTGGAACTATTTAAATATGTAACAGTTTTTATATTATTTGTTGGGGTTATATAATCAACGGATATTTCATCATATGGGGGAATGCTAAAACCTGCTATTTTTTGATTAGATGCTGTTAAAGCATTTAAATAACTATTATTAACTTCTATTAAAGATTCTAAACCGTCTGTGTTAATTTCTAAAGTGTCGGTGTTAATATCAACTTCTAAAACCTTTGCTGTTAAACTGTGCAATAAACCAATAACTTGATCTTGTTTATCGACTTGAATGCTTGTTAATGATTCTAATAATACTTGAGTTTCATTAAATTCTTTTTGTGTAAGAGAAGTTAAAGAGTCTAAAAGTGTTTCTACACCGTCTGTATTAATTTCTAGGTTATCTAGATTGATTTCTAATTCATCAGTATTGGCTGTTAATTGATGAAGAAGAGTTATTATTTGGTTTTGTTTATCAACCTGTATACCAGTTAAAGAATGACCTAAACCAATTAACTGATCTTGTTTATCGACTTGTATTGATGTTAAAGAATGTCCAAGAGAAATCAACTGGTCTTGTTTATCAACCTGTATTGATGTTAAAGAATGTCCAAGAGAAATCAACTGGTCTTGTTTATCAACCTGTATTGATGTTAAAGAATGACCCAAATCAATAATTTGATCTTGTTTATCGACTTGTATTGATGTTAAAGAATGTCCAAGAGCAATTAACTGATCTTGTTTATCAACCTGTATTGATGTTAAAGAATGTAAAAGTTCTTCTAAATCATCTATATTAAATTCTAATTCATCAGTATTGGCTGTTAATTGATGAAGAAGAGTTATTATTTGGTTTTGTTTATCAACCTGTATACCAGTTAATGAATGACTTAAAACAATTAACTGATCTTGTTTATCAACCTGTATTGATGTTAAAGAATGACCTAAACCAATTAACTGATCTTGTTTATCGACTTGTATTGATGTTAAAGAATGTCCAAGAGCAATTAGTTGATCTTGTTTATCTATAATAATATCTTTTACTATATTAAGTAATGAATATAACTCATCTTGCTTTGTAGCGGTTGAATAATCCCAACCAATTATTATATTTAAATAATCATTAGTTGCTATTATTAAATTTTCCAAATGATCCGTATTAGAATCTATTCTATTTGAAATACTAGTTAAAGAATGACTTAAAGCAATCAACTGATTTTGTTTGTCAACCTGAATACCAGTTAAAGAATGTAAAAGTCCTTCTAAATCATCAGTATTGATCTCTAATTCATCTGTATTTGCGGTTAATTGATGAAGAAGAGTTATTATTTGGTTTTGTTTGTCAACCTGAATACCAGTTAAAGAATGACCAAGATTTATTATTTGGTTTTGTTTGTCAACCTGAATACCAGTTAAAGAATGACCTAAACCAATTAATTGA